TTACCTACGACTCCCTTGATGTGAACTGAGTCAATATTGCTGAACTGCATACCGTCGCCAACGATGTAGTTGTAGGTGTTGTTGATGAAGTTGGCGGGCCCTATGTTTAAGTACTTACCGCCATAGTTACACACAGAGAAGTCAGTATTCTGTACATGGGCATACGCTACCGTATTCATATCAAGGGCATCAATTACGTTCAGGTTCCACGCTACAGTATCTTCCCACGTTTTGGCCGTAGCGAGGTCTTCAGAACCGAACTGAAGATTATTGATAATCATGCGTCTATTCGGGTAGCCAGTGCGCCCATGAAGGTACATAGCCTCTGGCGCTTCGTTGTAAGCAACGCCCGGTGTATCCCAGTCTTGGCGATGCTTGTGGCTGAATGAAAAGCCCTCAAAGTAAAAACCCATGCACTCATACGCCTCGAAGTAATCGAACTGCACATCAGCACCCGGCATACCCACAAAGCCGAGATCGCCGCCAGCGAGGCCCGGGGTATAGTAAGTGTTGAACACAACCTCGCCGTGATTACCCTCAAGCAACACGCACACATCGCCGTGCTCAACTGGGCCACCGCTAGTCAGTGTGCCTGTCCGTCCGTACCGGGCCACCTTGGCAATGTCTGTCTCAAGATCTTGGAAAGGATCTAAGAGAGAACCATCGCCACCCGGACCAGCAGCAGGGTCGAAGTAGTACTTAGTTCCGGCAGAGAAGTCCACAACCGGGGTATAGTATTCCCCTGCAATCAGGTCTTGGCCGAGTGTCAGCAGATTCACGTCCTGAAACCCGCCACCTGCTCCAACGTATCCACCCTTGCCGCCGTACCCTCGGTCCCAATAAGTCGGGGTAGAGCCCATCATGGCCACCAGGACAATCAATAAGGCAGCCAAAACAAGGCACCTTACCATGTCAAGATCACCTCGGTTGCACCCTGCAAGTTTACATACACGGAATCAGGCGCAACACTCCAAGTCTCACCAAAATGCCGCGGGGGGTATTCAGAGCGAAGCAGGTAGTCACGGTTACCAATGCTAGATACTTCCGGGTCAGCCCTTAAAACATCGCCAGCGTTCACGGTGCCGTCTTTTCTCAACCACATGAACTTGATCTCAGCGTTGCCGTTGGTTGCCACGTCATAAGACAGAAAACCCGTCCCGCCAGCCTCGTACAGCCGCAACCCGCCATCAGTCGTAAAGTCTTCCTCACCGGCTCTTGCAAATCCGACAACAGCAACCAGGAAGACAACCATCAAAAGTACAATTTCGGTCCGTTTCATTCTCTCTGCTCCTTGTTTTGTTTACCAACTATGCCAGAGCCGGTGGCCCAGCACCGTCAACCCTTTGATTGTGAGGACATTGAATGGATCGTCGTCATATTCCAGCCCCTGGACGCTACTCTCAACGGCATCAAACCAAACGGTTAAATAATCAAGGTCAGGCGTCTTGTAGAAATGGAAATCAAAGTCGGTATCATCACCCGATGAGTAACAGTTGACGGTCAGTGTCAATGTGTGGATTCCAACAGTCACCGCACTGAGGCTGATATTTCCCTCTTTTTTGGGGCCTAGACCCGCAATGGTCGCGTTGGTCACACCATCGACCTTCACCAAAAGACTGACATAATTCAAACCAAACCCTTGAGACACGAGGTTACCCGTGACAATCGGCTTGACTGCTGCTTCTGCCCTGATGCAGTCGTCATTCTCTACCATTTGATTGAGGTCAACCGCCGGAAGTTCATGGCCGTCAATAAATTCTAAATTTTGGTAACTCACCAGAGCACGTCCGATCCGCCAATCAACGACTCACCAATAACAAAAAACCCTTGATTGACAAAAGGGTCATTGTGAGCTTTGACATCCGCTTTATTTCTCAAGAGGTCGATATTTATGCCAGTAGTTGAAACAACCGCCATATTGAGCCCAGTGGTTGCCTCCCTGATCCCGACAGTTCCACCAAGCTCAGCAACAGCGCCAGCAAGAGTGCATTTTAGATAATGCTCCCTCTTTGCCTCTTTGTTTCTGGCCAAGTAAGTGTTGGCTGCACTCATCACGCTGATCCCACGGACTTCCCAGCCTATTTTGACAGTAATGGCCCGCCGTTCTAAAAGCGGAGATTCCGTCAGAGGGATGGTTGCCGCATAGCTGGCATCTTCACCACTTCCCAGGATCAGGTATTTGAAAAGACAGTCGGTGATAGTGTCGGCAAGAGTGTCCGTGTATTGGCCAGTGAGGATGTCCACCTGCCCGCTTCCGGGGTCTCCATTGAGGACCAAGCTCTCCCCGCTGGCAGGCTGCAAAACCCAGAGAGCGACCTGGCCAGACGGAGCCGGGTAAACCGTCCCGTGGACGACAGTGAGGGCGCCCTGAATGAGCGAAGACAAACTTGAGCCTTTTGACCATGAGCCAGCAACAACAGGAGACAAATCCACCAAGTCATCCCAGTTGGTTTCGTCAAAAAGGGGAGACGAATAAAAGGCCCCATCCAGGACGTTGTAGCAAGTCAGGCCAGCAACATCCTCAATGAGGTGTCGAACCATATTTACGGGAGTTAATTCAGCGGTTGTCCTGGGCTCGCTTGTAAATATCTCGTAAGTGTCCCCCACTTCATAGGCTCCGGATTCCGCACTCCAACCTGCTGCTGGAATCCGAAAAGCGTCACTCTCGCCGCTGGTGCTGGCAACTTGACACTCCGCAGAAATCGAACCAGACCCAAGCACCGCCCCGTCTTCGTTTTCGCTTCTAACCTCAAAGGTGGTTGTTGTTGTAAATACAACACAAAAAGTCTCATCAATAAGATTCAACAGCCCCCAGGTGTCATAACAGTAAAGCTCAATCTCGTCATCCCACCCCACGGAGTCCTTGTCCTGTCGGACTGTTTTGACACTTGAAAGCCACCCCTCTTCACAAAACCTCATGTCTCTAGGTAATTTGAATTTCAAAACATCCATGACAGCATCGCGGACCTCAAGAGTGACTGTCCCGTTCGTTGAGGCCACAAAGCTGTTAATTTTCCCCTGAGCGAAAACAGCCCACTCGTCAGCCACAGGAAAGCCGCCCTCAATGCAGGCCCAACAGCCAGGCAATGAATAGGCCAGCATTGCAAGATCCTTGTTGGTTGCCTGGACCTGCCACGCTTGCCCTTGGATGACCCCAAAGGACCGCTCTCGCTTTCTCTCAATTTGAGAAACATTAAGCAGCTCTTGGCCCTCAGTGATGGTCAACAATGTCCCCGGGGAACCATCAACCCCATCATTGAGTCGGACATGGAGACGCACCCGCAGGGCCTCCCCCGAAGGACCTCTTGCAATGTCAGTAAATGCCTGTGAGAAATAACCCATCAGGCAATAGCAATCTGGACCCCAATGGCCCCTTTTTGGAGAGAGTTGAGGTGGTCTGTTGGGAAAATGACATCCCCGATATTGGCAGCAACAGCAGCCTCAAGGACTGTGGTGACAATCCCAGCAGTCCATTCAGCCTCAAGCCCGGCATGATCGGCAAATTTCAAGGTCATGATGCCGAAGACCCTGCCGTCCTCATTCCGGTCCAACTTGACTTTCAACTCATCGGCCAATGCCATCTCTGAAGGGTCACCGTTTTGGTCGACGGTGCTTTCCAGTGGTTGCCAAAAATCAACAATCGTTGCCATTTTTTAAGCCTCTCTACTTAGAACCAAGTGAAAACAACGCCTTCAATGTTCTTGTAGTCGTCAAAGGTTGCGCCCTGCAGCCCTGCGACAGTTCCAGTCTCATCGGTTTTGATCAGGTGTCCAGCTGGTTTGAAATTCGACCGACCCACCCTGCCCGAATAACCGTTGCTCATGTTAAACAGGGCGGGAGTAATTGGACCACCACCACCATAAGTGTGGCCAAGGTTGATGTTATAGGCCCTGATCTCTGCGTTGTGACCATTGGAAAGGTCGCCGGTAATGTCGAACATGTACCGGATGCCGCCGTCTTCCTCATCGCCTGCATAATCCCATGAGTAAAAATCAGAGTCACGGATGGTAAGCCGCACCCAACCATCAGACTTGATGCCATAGGACCAAAGGTTGTGGTCTCCCCAGGTCTGCATTCTGCTCTGGCAATTTTTCATTCCAAATTGGACTGGGTATGAATAAATGGCCGGTTTTTTGATGTCGATCAAATAGGGCTCAGTGATCTCCACCGGATTATCCAGGCCGTAAGAGTTCCCCAGACAGAGGTTTTCAAGTAAAACACAGGTGTAATCCGTCCCAACAGGGTTGACTGTGATGATGGGCTTGGCCTGAGACTGGACCCCATTGATAAAAGTGGAAATCCCGCCCCCAAGGGCCTCCCACACGGGAGAGACCTCACCAACTAAGGAAATAGTCCCTCCAATTGTGAGGTTTTCTGGATAGGTCCCAGGGTAAATCTTGATGATGTTCTGGCTTGTGTGGCCGGTGGCCTCAGCCGCATCAATCGCCTCCTGGATGGTCGGAAAATGCCGCCTGTCTGTTGCCGTGACATTCCCCAGGTTGCTGTCTGTGTAAGAAGGGGAGACATAAAAAACACGCTGAGGAGCCAAAACATGCCCAATGGTCCTCCAGTTGGCCCGCAACTCATTTCCGTGACTTTCGCTGTCATCGGACGGCAGGGACAGGTTGAGAAATTCCTCATATGTGAAGCTCATTCGGGGTACTCCTGAATCTTGAAGGAAAGTGAGTATTTTCCAGGGGATAAATAGACAGGGTGGAATGTGGTCCCTACCCAGTGGACCCGAATGGATTCAAGGGGCTCGCCATGCGGCAGGAGATCAAAGACCCTTGCCAGGAAAAAGACCTTCACGTCAGGAAGATTAGCCTCGTCAATGACCACGAAATCAACTCGCCAAGCCCTGACTGATTCTCCATAAGGTCTGATTGAGACAGGAACCCCAAGGCGATAGTGAATGATCTCTGAAGCCGTGATGCTGTGTTCTTCCTGTAGGTCATCACTGCCCAAGTGGTAAGTGGGCAGCTCGAACGCCGGCCAGTCCTGCCCGCCAAAAACGGCCGTCCCAAAATCCTCATTGCCATAGGCCCCGGAGGCATCAAACCTATCCTCCCTGAGCCTGAAAGCTGGACTAGACATTGACAACCTCCGGACCGTGCAGGGTGCCGACCTCTTTCAGCTCGTCATAAAGCATGGAGGCCACCCGCCTGATGTTGATAGGGTCATCGCTGAGAGTTGTGTTGAGGGAAAGGTTAAGACTGCCGATTTGCACGCCGCCGCCGTTGATCTTGTCGTTTGGTGTAATTGCGCCTGACCTGTTGGGCGTGAAAAGCTCCGGCCCTTCTTCTCCAACCAGGTAAGTTTTACCGCCGGTCACCGGGCCGCCCGCTGCCCTGGCCCCGTCAAGCATCCCACCACCAAGGCTGCCGCCGCCGTGCACTGCATCCATCGGAATCTCACCAACTGAAAAACCAAGCGCCTTTGCGATGGCTGATACGATATACATCTTAATGATCATGCCGGTGAGGTCTTTAATGATGCCGATAGCCATGTTCTTAAAGGCACGGCCGATCATGATTGGCCCCTCGGTCAGGCCCATCATGTTGGTGGCAAGATCCCCGATAGCATCACCTAGGACATTACTGATTGAGTCAGCGACCCGAACAAATGTCCCAGCCATGATGTCACCGGTCTGATCGGATATAGACCTGATTTCCCCATAAGCAGCAATAAACTGCGCCTTGATCTTGGCAAGCTGGTCCGAGACGGTCAAATCTTCCTGAGATTGATCTCCCGTACCTTCCCCGCCCTCTTCGCCTTCGGCCCCGGAACCAGACGCCATCATCTGATCATTCAACTGCCCCCACCAGGTTACAAGCTCCTGCACATCCGCACTGGCCTGCATCATTGCCTCATGATTGAATACTTCAGGCACCGACATGTCTTTCAAGGAAGAGCTGTCAAAAGCCTCAGGCATTTCAGGAGTCTCGGGAGTCTCTCCAAACTGGAAAATATCCCCAACACCCGGTATCCCGTTCAAGGCGTCCGAGAAACCGAGCGTGGCGTCCGTGGCCAGGCCAAGATCCTCAAGCAGTTTGTCGGCCTCTAAGCCTTTTTTCCAATGAGCATAGCCGCCCTCAGCCTCACTCAGTTCCTGTGTTTTCTTGATGAAAGAACCAAGTTTCGATGTCACTTCAGTCAAGGAGTCACCGAAGTCAGTCACTGCCGGTGCAAGCTCAATCGCCAATGTCTGAGACATGCCCTTGAACGTGGTGTCAAGACGCTGCATTGCGTCTTTCGCGTCAGCGGCCTTCTGTGCGCCCACCTCGTCAAGCGTGAGCCCAAGCCTGTCGGCCTCTTCACGCATCTCTCTGATTCCACCGGCACCGCTCTTAAACATCGGCAGAAGGTCAGCACCAGAACGCCCGAAAATATTCATGGCGATCTGAGTGCGCCGCGCCCGGTCATCAACCTTGCTCAACTCTTCGGCAATAAGCTCAAACGAATCTTCCGGCTTCATGGACTGCAAATCAGAAATCGAAAGATTGATGCCCTTGAATGCTCTCTTCGCAGTAGACAGCCCATCTGCCGCATCAGAGATATTCTTCTGCATCTTCTTCATGGATGTTGCGACTGTCTCAAGTGACGTGCCCGACAACTGTGCCGCGTGGTTGTACTGGCTGAGAGCAACAGTTGAAACGCCAATACTGTCAGACAGCTTCGAGATACGATCAGCCGAATCAAGTGCCTGCTTGCCCATCGTAACGATTGCACCAACACTCGCAGCAGCAGCCAGCGGACCGAGAACCTTTGTCAAGCCCGCCGAAACAGTCCTCAAGTTCTCCATTTTTGAAGTAGCAGACCTAAACGCCGGACCTGTCTTGTCCTTCGCTGTCAGTAGCGTTTCAACCTTATTTCTTGCCACTGTGCTTCTCCTTCAGGTACATCCGCCAGCCTTCCAGTTCCTGCACGCTCATCTCGTGTTCAACCTGGGCTACGGTCTTGTGTAGCAGCTCCGCCAAAACGTACCGCTCCCACTTGGCCGTGCCCGGCGTCAGTTTCCCAGCGCACCCTCTGCGTCAAAGGCATTCATTGCGGCGACCAAACTCATCACCGCTTCAGGGTCAAACTGCCGGATGATCTTGGACCTGTCCGACTTCTGGAACATCGTTACGCCGGCCTCAGTCCGAGACCGCAGCATGACGGACTCCACAACCGCATCGACAGAACCCTTTGTCGCCGCCTTCTCAACGAGATCCATCTCGAAAAGGTTCATCCTGCGGAAATGAACAGTCACTTCACCTTCGCCAAAATCGACGACATGACTGCCCATTTCCTGCTCTTGGATGTAACCCATTAAGACACCGTGCCCAGGGTCAAGAACCCGCGCCCGCTGAACTTGGCCGTGACCATATCGCCAACGCCGCTGGACACTTCATTACTGGTGATGGTGATGCTGCCCGTGTAGTAGGATTCACCACTCGTAGTGACACCACTGGGGTAGATGTTCACGGTGATTTCGGTCCCGGCGGCCAGGCCGTCGAGAATATCTTCCTGGCCTGCATCGGCTGCGTCCCAGAAACACTCGATATCAAGTGACCCATCACGAAGACCGCCCTGATATGCTTTGGCCGTGTCGCCCATTGCAGTCACGTCAACCTCATCAACGCTCTCGCTGTACGACCAGCTCGTGAGGTGACCAACGGCCACTGTGGCAATGTGAATGAGTCCTTCGCGTCCATGCTGCATTGACATTGGTTTCTCCTGTTTCTTGCGCCTACCTGACGCCCCGGTTAAATGACCTTCTCTTCAGGTCGGCTGACTGACAAACTATTGAACAGGCGTCGTTGGTGCGGCGCCATCTACCCGGTAGATGACCTCCCACTCCATGCGAGCTGCGCCTACCGGCTTTTCTCCGTCATTGTCCATTTCAATCTCAGTGGAAATCAAACGCAGGCTTTTAACCAACGCATCAACCGCGGCAGACCCAACAAGGGCCGTCTCCACTTCCGCGCAGATATCATCAAGAGTATCCTCAAGTTCTGCCGTGGTCTTCGCCCTGGCGACAATCTCCACCGGTAACACGCGCAACTGATAGCTGCCCATGGTGCCCTCGTCCTCAACCGTTTCAGGCGATTGGGCCGCGTAGACGGAAAGATTCGGCAGGTCATCGTCGTTGTACGGGTACAGCCTGTTGGTGAAGACACTCGTGCCTGTTGTGGCCAGACCGGTGACCGCTGATGCGACTGCTTTGCGAATTAATTCTCTAGCGTGCACGCTTGCTCACCTTCACTTTTAAAAGCCGATCAAACTCTTTTTTAAACTTCGGCGGGAACAGCCGGTGCGATGTGTTTCTGTTTGAATTCTTGGCCCACCCACCAAGCTCGATTGTTTTCCGCTCAAGCGGATACGCCTTTGGCCCCGTTCGCTGCAAGATCATTGGAACCTTCCAGCCCTTTGAGTAGGTGAAAGCCCTGTCGTATTTCCTGCCCATTGCCCGAAGCTGCCCATGACCCTTGCCTTTTTTGCCGGTCTTAGTGATCCGGTAGGTGGAACTCAGGACCGAAGGGTACTTCCGTGTTCCTGCTGGGTTCAGGTGCGTGTGAATCAGGTACGTCTTTACTCCCTGCAGCTTCTTTTGGTATTTGCCCTTCCTGATTCTGTTCGCCACATACTTCTGCTGAACCTTTGCCCCCTTGGCCAGCCTGCGCTTCACGTTTGTCACGACCACGCCAGCAGCCTTATTCGTGGCATTCCTTTGCGCTGCCGGGATGTCCCTCTTCTGAACATTCTTTAAGAACTTCTTCGCGGCCTTGGTGCTCGTTTTTGCAACTGGACCAATCATGACTCTTCCAAGATCAGGTTCGTCATCCCTGTGCCGTCTGGCTGAACCCCAACCACCGTAAAAGCCCCATCATCGGTGACTAATTCAGTGCCGCGAGAAACCAGTTTCGTGGCGTGGCTTTCTGTGTCGTATGTCCGACAGGTAAAGACAGGCCGGTAGCTTTCAATCTCATCAACAGCAACAAACTCACGTTCAAGAACTCCGTAAACATCCCATAATGCCTGCCCGTTGTTAAACGTGGCAAGCTCACCAAGAGATTTCAGGAGTTCCAGCCGATCATCTGCTGACTCAATACTCATTTGATGGCCTTTTTGGCTTTCTTGACGGCCTGCTTCACCGGTTTTGGTGTGTACTTTTCAGCCTTGCCGATAGCGATCAGGTACCTTGCCTCGGAGTCGGGCACGACAACAACATCACCAATCACACGAGCTTTCCCGCCTGCCACTGTCCCGCGTTTGATCTTGACTTTCATATCGTTCCTTTTTGTCTGGGTCGGTCCGTATTGACCGACCCGGTTAGTGCCTCGACCTTCCTGCCAGGTCGCTTAAGCAGTCAAAGCATCAAGCATGGCTGCAAAGCTCTCGGCTCTGCGGATGCCAACGTCAACACTCTGGAACCCAACAACGCGGATCTGACCGGTGGTGCTCAGGCTGTAAGGATCTACCATCAGATCCAGCCCGCCCCACATGGCAATGATCATGTCTGCCCAGTTTCCGAAGAAAATGGCAGAAGCAACACCAGAACTGGTGCCCTTGGTCAATGTGCTGCTGACCTGGTTGGTCACGCCGGAACGGTAGCCGTTAAGCATACCGAAGCCAGGCTCATTGCCATTCATCCACAAGGGAGTGTCCCCGCCAGTAGAGTTAGCGAACGCCTGTTTAAGGACGCCGCGAACCTTGGCGTTTGTCAGGTAACCACAGCTACCGACGTCGGCATTGTCCTGGGCAACCTCAGTTTCCAGCTTGACAATGTTCGTCCATGTGGGAGTCGCGCCATTGGTGCCACCAGCCACAGAGCCGATGCCACTGGTAGCAGCGAGGCCAGTGGGCTGATTGCTGGAGCCGGTGCCATGCAACGCGGCCAGGTCGATACCCAAAGCCAACGAGGCGGCGATGTCGTAGCGCACGATTGCCTCGGCGTCAGGTGTGCCCTGGAGCATCAACTGGCGACTGATGTCGCTGTAGGCTCCGATGGTCTTGGGATTCAAGGCCAACTGACCGAGAGTAGGGCTGGAACTGGTAGGTGCGCCATCTTCAGCAACCCAGTAGGTCGTGTGACCAGCGGACAGCTTGGGAATAGCAACATCACCAACAAGGCCAGTGAGTTCCTTGGCGCCCATTTGCAGAGTCATCATCTTGTTCCGCAGAAGGTCGATAAAGGCAGCGGGTTCGTGATCGGTTCCAACGGTATAGCCACCGGCAGAGTCGGTGCCGACAGACATATCACGGGTCAAAACTTCGTTCGGAACCATGATGCCCTTTGCGGCACGCTTCATTTTGCCACTCATGGCGTCGGAGCATTCGCGCTCAAAAGAGGCGGCTTCCTGCTTGGCTGCATCACCAGGGTTGGCGAGTGCGTCAATGGCACGCAAGAACGAGAAGTTCGTGGTTTCCTTGGCCGTCAGTCCGATTTCAGGAGAGGCATCCACTTTTTTGAGTTCGCCCATCTTTTCCAAAACTGCGGAACGGAACTCGTCTACACCGCGCTCGCTGTTGACAAACTCGCTGGCGAGGTCACGCTGGTTGTGCTTATCACCCAGGAAGGTGATTTCGCGGATGCGGGTCTGCTCGTCTTTGCGGGCAGAGGCACGTTCGGCCTTGACGTCCACTACGGGTGCAGTGTCTTTTGTTTCAATCTTGTCGCTCACGGCGATCTCCTTATCTACCGGTTCTTCCCCCGGTGTTTTTTCAATTTCAGCGCTCCTGCCAACTCCGACAGTGGTGTCTGCCGGTACAGGAACGATACTTGCCTCAAACGGCTCCCAATCGGTCACCCGGTACACGGACGGACCATCCTTGGTCTCTTTGTCCAGTACCATCTCGTGCACGATGTAACCCACCGAGACGTGCTTCCGAATTCCATCAAGGATGTCCTGCCAGATTTCCTCGGCCCGGTCACTTCTCCCGAAGCGAACCAGAGCGCGACCTACCTGATCGCTGCCGACTTCCACCTGCTCAATGACACCGACTTGATCGTCGGTATTGTGATTCACCAAGAAAGCCGCACTATCATTCATGCGACCCAAGCGAATTGATTCTTTGTCGTGAGATAGAATTTCGATGCCGAACCACCGCTCGTACTCAGTCTCACTTGAGAAAGCCAGCGAAACAGTTCGCGCTTCCTCGTCAATGGCCTCACGCTCAACCTTAAAGGCGCGGTACTGCGGTTTTCCTTTGAGATCACGGGTGAGATCGTTCAGTTTACTCACTGCCGATCGCCTCCTGTTCTGTCAGGCCAAGTTCAGCCAAACGTTTCTTTTCTTTTGCTCGTTCCTGGAACACTTCGTCAGGGTCGCCGCCCTGCTCTCGAATCACTGCCGATGCCGTGGTCAAGGTGTTTTCGATCTGCGTCACACGGCTGTTGGTGTCTTTTGATGGGTCAACCCAGGCCCACCGACGCCCCTGCCAGGTTGCGCGACGGAACTTTTCTTCTTTGCTTGCCGGGAGAGAATGGCCAAAGGACTTGATATGCCCGCCGAGTAAGGCGGCAGTCAGCCAGCGTTCAAAGATTGGCCGACAGTAGCCCTCAATGAACCACTCTTGCCGGGCCTTCCACATCTCACGCTCTTCCAAGACGCCAGCGCGGATGCTGCTGAAATTCACGCCTTCAAGATCGCCAGACAATCCGCTATAACTGACGCCGCCGCCTGATGCCACCCGCTGCAGAAACACCTTTGTGAAACTGTCGAATTGTTCGTGGGGGTACTTTGGGTCAAACGGCGTAAAATTCATGCCGTCCGGAAGCTGTTCGATTACCCCAGACTCAAAATCACTGATGACGGCGCCGTCTGAATCTGTGCCTTCGCCTTCATAACTGGCGCCGTCTTGACTGTGAATGAATCCCATCTTGGCCGCGCCAGCTCGGGCAGCCGTAAGCGCGGCCTCGAAGTAAGCATCAAGCATCTTCATGCTGCCGAGGCCGGTGGACAACCACGGATACCCGCGTGATTGGCCAGATTGAACAGGGTCGTACAGGTGAACGATTTCAGACGCCAGAACCCTGGTGTATCGCTTGCCGTTCCATGTGGAATCAGACGAAGTGTTGCCATTTACCAACAAATGGTACGCCACAACCCTGTTGCGCCCGTCGTATTCAATGCCCATGCGGATAAAGTTCCCACCAGGCAGTGTGCGGTTGTGCTGTTCATTCAGAAGTGACGCGTCGAGGTGCTGGATCATGAACCCATACTTGCCGTAACTCGGTCCGGTGTAGGTCCGAACCAGAACATCTCCATCAATAGCAACCGTACCCGCCGCTTGGCGCTGCTTCTCTTTCCAGCAAACCCGCTCTTCGAGATCACAGTTTTCAGCTCGTGCCCAGTCGGTAAAAGCAGCTTCAATCGCATTGCTGTCGTTTCGGTCAACATTTCCATCGAGGTCAACAACTGCCGACTGGAACCCAACGCCATTTGGCCCGACAATATTTGACCGCACCATCTCAACGTACCGGCGGGCAAAATCGTTGTTCAGAAATTGGTCACGGCTCCTTGCTCGCAAAGACGCAAGCCCGCTTTGAATGTCGGAATCAATACTCTCGCCAGAGGTTGACCAGCCCGCGAAAAGACGGCCACTCTTGGCTGCATCAAAGCCACGGTAAGATTGGTGCATCCTCCGTGCTGGCTTCTTGTTTCTTTTGAAAATGTCAAACAGTTTCATGATCCCGCCTTAATCCAAAAACCGGACACGGACTTTGCCGCGGTGACCAAGGCCAGCGGCGACACGCCCTGCCTTGACCTCGCTGGCGTACTCTGCCTTGTAGAATCTTCGGAACTCGATCAGCTCCGCCGGTGACAGTTTGGCAATCGACCTGCCATTGAGACTCACGCTTGCCTGGTCACTGGTCGCCCGGCCCTCAAGGACTGCCTCAATAGCATCCAATACCGTCTTGACATGACTCCTGCCGTCAGTTGCGCCGGTGGCAAAATTCGCCTCTACTGTTGTTGCGCCGGACCCTACTGGGTAACGCTCTGCGCCTTTTGTGGCGTATGCTTGCCACCGGTAATCGCCTGCCGTGAATCCGGCACTCGTAGCCGCTAAAATCGTAGTCAGATGGTTGCTGCCGTCTGCCGTGGATGTGGTTGCGAATGTCCCGCTGGCGTTCACGAAAGCGTGAGCAATTACCCACCCATCATCAGCCGGGAAATCAGCGTGTGAATTTATCCACTTGACAGTGTTTCCGGCCATAAAACTCGCCGGTTCTGTTGTTGGAATTGTCATGGCCATTATTTCCACCTGTTCACAAAGCCGCCACGACCGCCAGAACGTGGCTTGCGCGTGCGTGTTTTTGGTGCCGCTTCTGACATTTCGCCGCTCGGCTTGTCTGTTCTCTCGCCAATTCTGGCCTTTAATGCATCCATGTTCGGGCGCAATAAAGTGAATGCAGCATAGGCGTATACAGCACAGTCAAGAGCCTCGTTGCGCTTCCTGACCTGCTTCCACTCACGATACGGAACACCCTTCCGCATCTTGTGAACGACAACCTCTGCAGTGAGCTGATCGAAGAATTCCTCGTCGATGTTTTCTTGAATTGGGAAATGAATAAACCCTGGTCCAGGCTCTTGATTGCTTAAACGTGCAAATACCAAGCTCTTTATCTCGTCCACGCCCAGAGTGAAGAGGTCAACCGGACGGCGATCACGTCCATGACGCTTGCGGCTTGGAGCTGAGACGACTGGCCTTCCAAATCCACCCACTCCCTTAATGGCAAAGACTCGCTTATGTTTTCTGGTTCGAACGTACTCATAAACTCGCTTTGTATGATGTCCACCGGAATCAATGCAACTGGCTGCGATGCCCATAATCGAGCCGCTTTCATGCTGATATTTTCCTCCAAGTAGAACGTCATCGAGTGCGGCCCATACCGATTTGCCGCCAGGATCTCCCCAAAGAACGGTATGCTCGATCAGCCATTGCTCTTCGCGTATGCCGAATCCATATACTGACACCTCAAGGCGGTCGTCCTGGGTATCAACGCCAGCAACCAAGGCGAGAGCACCTGCCGGGACTTCCGCCGCGTAGCGTTCCCGACGCGCAAACAGCCCGGTTGATTCGACGCCCTCGCCCGCATCGTCTTCGAATGTTTCACCGAGACTTGTGTTCACGAAAACACGCAACAGCTCGGTGTCTTTCTTTGCCTCGATAAAATCAGCGACAACCTCAGACCACTTGCGCCACGGCGAGTACAATTCATTCAGATGGAATCCAGCAACACCCGGAGCGTAAGACTCGGCCATCCACCGACCAGAGCGCAGCATGGCGGCCTTGTTGTTCTCCTTAATCGCTGTTTCACATGACTCACATTCATACCAAGGGTCTCCGCCGTCCCAATTACCTTTGTCGTCCTTGTCCCATTTAACACCGGACCAAGCAAGAGACTGCATCGTCCCGCAGTGAGGGCACGGGACGTAATAGTGCCGTTGGTCACTGGCCTCAAATGCCATCTCAATACGAGAGGCACCCTTAACCGTCGGAGTGCTGGCGACAACCGTCAGTCGATTGTGAAAGGTCGTGGTTCGCTTATTGGCAAGCTGCAGGGGGTCACCTTCCGTGCCAGCCGAGACAGGATAGCGGTCGATCTCATCGCCCAGGACGACACGAATGGGCCTGCTTGCTAATGAGGCCGGGCTGTTCGCACCACACAGAGTTAAATGACCCCCAGGAAATTTCTTGTGAAGCAGAGTGTTGGACGAGTCGCGGGACTTTGGATCTTTGACCAAAGCAGTAAGCGCAGGAGTGTCGCGCACCATGGGCGCCACACGGTCCTTGCTCGTTGCCTCTGCCATCTGCAGAGTTGGAGCCAGGAACAACATCGGGCTTGGATCTTGGTCCATGTAGTAGCCGACTGCGTTCAAGAGCACTTCCGTCTTTCCCACTTGGGCCGATGACATGATCACAACCATGTGAATTCCGTCCTCAGCCATTGAATCCATAATGCCGCGCTGAAACGGTGCGCGGTCAGTCCGCCATCTTCCTGGTTCCGCGCTTGCCTCGCTTGACAGGTGTCTTCTTGCGTCTGCCCACTCGCTTACCGTCAGATCCGGCGGCGGCGCCATCCTCTTCGCTGCTGACCTGATCAGTCTTTGCGCCACCTGTTGCTCCGTAGTGACCAGGTTCATATTCTTTCAACTCTTCCAGAGCTGGATGTATCAAATCCCGCAGCTCGGTTTCCACTTCTGACACCGAAAGGCCGGTGACCCGCGGTGCGGCTGTCGACGGCAAAGCAACCAGTTTCGCCCGACAGGCGCCGATGAAGTCGGCCCATGTGGTCTGGACCGTTTCGCCGTGAAGTAGATTGCCTTTGAGCACTTCCACTTCGAGTTCTGTTTTGTCTGCTTGGAATTTCTTGAGCCTGGCTGTTTCTGCGGTCACATCGAGATTGCCGTCCGACGAGTTCGGCGCGTAAATCGCCTTGACCACATCGGCCATCCGGTACACCAAGGCGGTGCGCTCTTTGCCGCACGGTTCGACGTCCTTTATGCACTTTGCAATTGTCCTTCTGTCCATTTGTAGCTCTACAGCGAGAGCAGAAATAGACCACTTTTCCGGTGTCATTGCCATTTTGTCAAGCCCTCGAGCAGTGGTGGAACATTACCAAACGTAAAGTCTAGCCAAAATCGGCGCCGGCTGACCCCTTGAGCTTAATATGACAGAAAGTACCTAAGTTGTTTATCGCCAACGCCATGGCCGCTTTCACTGTCAACTTACCATGCTTTTCACGCCCACAGACACGCATTTCAGCACCGTTTCCGTGATACTTTTACACGGCTTTTGCCGTTTGGTGAGCTCCGACAACCTGCACGATGTCGCCGGATAGTGTCCCCTTTATTACACTTACATTGACATTTTGTCTTGATATATCGTACACTATCGACCCAATCACCCTCGAACCGAACAGCCTTATCATCGAGGTAAACGTCGGCACCAGGTTTAACCGCAGTGACGCCATCAACAGCAATGCCATGCTCACTCAGCCACGCCTCGATAGCCTTGACCCCAGCTTCCGATCTCGCCCGGCAACTGTGAACGATGATGTTGTATTCCAAACGCAAAGCAGCCAGAGCTTCTTTAGCTCCGGCGATAGGCACATCATCAATCGCAGCCCGACCGCGCCAAGGCGTCAGGTTGCGATGAATCACACCGTCGAAATCAACGGCCAGTGTTTTACGAAAGGAGATACCCACCGTCCTTGTGGATAGATCAGGCGTGGCCTCCGTGCCTGGTGCCTGATCTTGACGGTGGGAATTATATCAAGTGCGGTGTGCCATAAACCATGGCACTAATGATTAACGAAGTGAGGCAACCTTCCACAGTGTTGACAGACGCACGGCATACCTTGGCCTATCTCGTCAAATGTGGTAACGATCTTCTGCGCCATCACAAGGCTGTTGTTATCTCGCTGAATGAACTTATAAATACTTCTGATGTCATACCCGCACGCCTTTGCCACATCCTTTGTTGTGACCTCTCGATGTCTCTCCAGATACCTCACCAACCCAACCCTTACCTGCTCAACAACTTCCTCTCTTGTCGCACCGCCATTGCGTTCAGGATAGTCAGGAATTTTTTCGAGTTCCATCTTGCCTTTCATGCCGCCTCCTGCGGTTAAGTATTGTTCCATGTGGAACTTAAACCACCTCATTCCCCCCCCTCCCCATTCAACCGATCACACTCGGCCCTTGCCTCTTCGCGTGACTTGCAAAACACCACAAAGCAATCAACCATCCTCACCTGATCCTTCTTTACCCCATAGAACACCCGCCCATGGGAAAGCCCACTGCAGACGTAATACTCCGCTGGCTGCTGTTCTCCGGAGCACCCACCCATCACCAGAAGCATCAAGATTGCGATTGTGGTTTTCACGACTCCCCCTCCCCCGGCTCCGGGCCGTACATCTCGTTGAGCACCACCGGCTTACTCATGGCTGGGCTCCCTTGTGGCTATTGTTATCCTGCACTATGCTGATGTAGCACCTGACAACTGCATCCATGGCTTCGTTGGATAAATTTATGTTTGTAATCTTGGGCTTGTTGTCTTCGTCAAGCCTTCTGAAGTGTAATCCAAATCCCCCATCGTCAAACTGCACAACAGCCACCCTTTTGTTGTGTAGCTTCACGAATGCAGATGCTGCTATTTTGCGCTTACTCATTCTCCGCCCTCCCCCGGTGCAGGCACCTGCGCCTCCAGCTCGGCCACCTTGTTGGCCATATCCTCACAGTGCGGGCAGTGCTGGGTTCTTGGTCGCTCCAGCTCGTCGATGCGGGCCTTGAGTTTGGCAATGGCGGCTTCGGCTTCGTCGGTCTTGACCCAAGCCCCGTGGCAATTTGCGATTTTCTCAGTGCCCATCGTCACACCATTATACGTCGTGATGGCACAAATATCCCATCTCTGCAACTCCATCACTCTTCCTCCTTGGCCAGAACTACGACGGTAGCAGCATGATGCCCATACACTCTGGCATTCACCCTCCCCAGCACCGCCTTCAGCGCAGCCACTTCGGCCTCAAGGGCGGTGATCTTTTCACGCCCGTCCATCATCTCCATCCGATACTTGTCACGCGCCTTCCCTGCCTCAACCAGTTTCGTGAATAAATCTTTTCCCATTACTTCAACCTCTTTCCCGTGACTGTCTCACCGTCGATAGCCACGCCCTCCAGGTAGAACGCACGGTACATTCTTTCACCGCACAAAGGACACTTCCGATCAACTGTCTCGGCTGGGATCAAGATCTCTCTTGTGGTCCCGCATTTGCCGCACTCATAAACTTTAATTGGCATCATTGAATCCTCGCGAAGTCGCAGCCGCTTTTTTTCATGAACTCACGCAGCTTGTCTTCTGCTGCTTTGATTCCTGGTGTTTTTGGGTCACCAGCGGTTGCATATTCTGTGTTGCTCCTGAGCCAGATCGTCATGTCCCACAATGCCGCGTGCATTGCCGGTCCTTGGCGAATGATTTCCAGATCATTGCGATCTTCGTGTGAGTCGAATTTGTAGATGACTTCAGACATCATGCCACCCCTTCCATTGCCCTCTTCACTTCGATCTGGATACCCCCCTGAACAATCGCGGCCTTCATCTTCCTCATTGCGATACTCTGAGTCTGGCGAATTGCCTCACGCGACACACCGCGAATCGCTCCGATTTCGTCCAGGATCATGTCGTTGTCGTCGTACCAGCCAAACCGCTTGACAATCACGTCACGCTCGCGGTCGTTCAGTTCAAGCATTATCCCCTCAAGCCATTTGCGAAGGTTATTGCGTTCAGCCTCGGTAGATGTGTCGGCGTTTTTATCAACCACGAAGTCACGCTTCCGGCCACTGTTGCTTTCGCCTTTGATCATGTCGTCTTCCAGTGACTTCCATGGCTGATTGAGTACCATCATCACACTGCCCGCGTGGCCAGGGATGCCGCTCCGTTCTTTGAATTCTTCGTTCGTTGGCATCCGGCAGAGTTCGGCTTGCAGTTCATGCAGGCAGGCTTTTGCTTTTGAGTGGCTGTAATTGATTTTGGGCAGGACCACGGCACCACTGCTTGTGCACAGAAGCGCCTTGAGTGCGTTCTTGATGTACCAACCGGCATACCCGCTGAACCTCATCCCTCGATGCGGTGTCCATTTGTCTGCGGCTTGGCACATTGCAACGGCCCCCTCTTGAACCAGGTCACCGAGATCCACACCGTGACCGGTGAACCCTTTGGCCAAGTGCATCACGAACCGCATGTTTCTGGTGACAAGTTCGTCCTTTGCTCCCTCGACCCCGTTCTGCATTTTCCAATACAGCGCACGTTCTTCGTATCGTGTTGGCGGTTCTTCTTTCATTGATTCTTCGATCAACCGTTCGAGCGATTTTTCGTACTTCATGCTTTAAATCTCCCTGATTTTCACGACGGCCCTGCCGCCTTTGATGATTTCACAACGGTAGATGGTGAGTTCGTCGATTTGTGAGTCGTCCTGCCAGACACCGGCAGAGGTAAGGCTGTCGAAAATCGCCTTAGAGAAGTTGTCAACGTCAAACGACCTGCGTGTCGGCGGGTGCAGGTAGATCGTCACAGCAAGGCGGCCAGGTAGCGTCTCATCAACGATTCCAACTATGCCCTGGACCGCTGCCTTGTATTCGCGAGCTTTCTTGCTGAGAATCTGTGTTGCGTACTTGCCGCGAGCGATTGAGCGCCAGTAGCCATTGACCGACGGTGGCCAGGGGAGGATGAGGTCGAGTTGTTTCATTTTTTCACCGCAAAGGCCACTACGGCGATAACGATCAGGATTGCCGCGGTAATCGACCCGTAAAGAGGCAACAACACAAGCCACCACGACCAGTCGATTACATTGGTCAACTTTAAGGTGATGAACAAAATGGTCAGCAACCCAAAGAAATTGACCCCACTTGAACTGCTGCTGTTTGACTTACTCATCCTGTCGCCTCCGTGCTGTCAGGCAGGTGTACAGAAAGCCCTGCCTGAAATTGTTTCTCCTGCTTCCGAATGAACTCAAGCGCCTTGGTTCGCCCGCCTGCCTCAAAGACAGTCAGCATTTCAGCCTTGAGCTTGTTGAACTGTTCCGCTTTGGCTTCCGTGGCCTGCTTTGCTTTTTCCTCCTTGCTTGGTGCCTCGATGTAGTCGCGTAGGATCACGTCAACGTCCTGACTGGTGAGCCGACCTTCCCGTCCGGTCGTCTGCTGGAAAGAAGAAATCGTTAATCCGTGCTTTTTAAGGACGGACTCAGCGAAGGCTATCTGCTTTTTTGTTGCTGG